CAATAAACTCGCTAAAAACAAAAACAAATACAAAATGGGAGCATTATTAGAATCGGGTCTTGTTGGTAACATTGGTTTGAAACACCTTAAAGTTATCAAGGAAGATACTATCAACAAATGGGATAAATTAGGATTCCTTGAAGGTCTTAAAGGCCACCTAAAAGAAAACGTAGCTCAGTTATATGAAAACCAAGCTTCTTTCCTTATCAACGAAGCAACTTCTGATGGATCTTCTGGTTCATTCGAAACTGTTGTATTCCCTATCGTAAGAAGAGTTTTCTCTAAATTATTGGCTAACGATATCGTATCAGTACAAGCTATGAACTTACCTATCGGTAAATTATTCTACTTCGTACCTAAAATCCAAGGATATAACGGAGGTACAAGTCCTTCAGGTAACTTCAATGCCGGTCAAAGTGGTGAACACTATGCACCTGTAGGAAGCCCAGGTAACTATCCTGGTGACCCAACTACAGGTTACACTGCAGGTAATGGTACTTACAATCCTACTTATTCAAAAAATCTTTATGATTTATTCTACGAAGGAAATGAAGCAGGTTTAGATCCAGCTGGTCTTTTCGATTACTCTAAAGGTCGTTGGTCTGCTATTACAGAAGCCGCAACTGTTATGGTATGGAGTAATAGTGCAGTTGTTTCTGCAACTACACAATACCCAGCAACAACTAATGTTAGAAAGGTTCTTATTCAAATGTGTGGTTTCCAAGATAGTGGTGTAGGTAAATTAATCGCACCTGATGGAAGTGAAATAGACACTGAAGCATTCTTATCTGATTTAAGAATTTATGCTACAGCTGCTCAGGCTTCATCACCCTTCAGTGCAACAACTCCTTGTAATTCAATTTATACTTCTACAGGTGTAAGAAATTCTCTTCTTTTCCGTGTAGTTACACAACAATATGGTAAAGGTATTGTTCAACCAACATCTACTAATACAAAAACAACTTGGCCTTCAAATGGTGGTGGTACTTACAATGACATTTGTAATCAAAATGGTTGTATTTTATTAGAGGTTGATTTATCTTGCCCAGTTTGTGTTGAGTGTGATGCAACATCTTTAGATGGTTACACAGGTACTACATTGACTGGTGGACTTTCAGGTACAGCATTTACTGCAGTATTCAGAAGATATGAAGAACTTGAATTCGAAGATAAAATCGGTGAAGTTTCTTTCGATTTAGAATCAGTAACTGTTTCTGTAACTGAAAGAAAATTAAGAGCTCAATGGTCTCCTGAACTTGCTCAAGACGTTGCTGCATTCCATAACATCGATGCTGAAGCTGAATTAACTGCTCTTCTTTCTGAGCAAGTTGCTGCTGAAATCGATAGAGAAATTCTACGTGACCTTAGAAAAGGCGCTGCTTGGAATTTAAGATGGGATTACAACGGATGGAGAAGAATTTCTCAAACAACTTCTTACACTCAAAAAGACTGGAATCAAACACTTATCACAGCTATCAACCAACTTTCAGCTCAAATCCACAAATCTACTTTAAGAGGTGGTGCTAACTGGATTGTTGTGTCTTCTGAGGTTTCTGCAATCTTTGATGACTTGGAATACTTCCACGTATCAAATGCTTCTCCTGACCAAGACCAATACAACATGGGTATTGAAAGAGTAGGTACATTAGCTGGTAGATACCAAGTATATCGTGACCCTTACTTCCCACCTAACCAAGTGTTAATTGGACACAAAGGTACGTCACTTCTTGATACTGGTTACATCTACGCTCCGTATGTTCCACTTCAATTGACACCTACAATGTATAATCCATTCAACTTTACACCAATCAAAGGTATCATGACTAGATACGCCAAAAAAATGGTGAACAACAGGTTCTATGGAAGAATTACTGTTGATGGTGTTAGAACATTCGACTTACAAGAATTGAGATAATCAATCTTAAGTAATACTGACGAGAGGGACAAAAACTTGTCCCTCTTTTTTTTTATTAATTAACATAAATAATTGATTTTATGTTCTTATTTCATATATTTATATTATATGAAAAGAATAGAATTAGATAAAACCTTTATTGATGAGATTATAAGACTATACAACGAGGAAATGTTGGGTAGTCCATCCATATCCGAGAAATTGGGTATAAATAAACATATTGTTTTACGAGTTCTTAAAGAAAACAATATTAAGGTTGGAGTACCAGGGAAAAAGTTCAAAGGTGGAAAGAAAACAACATACAAAAGAACTTATGAGAAATATAAAGAAAGAAAAACTGAATACCACAAAGAATGGTCAAAACAAAATAGGGAAAAATTAAACGAATATCATAAAGAGTGGAGAGAAAAGAATATTGATAAACACAGAGAAACTAAACGTACTTACCAAAAAGAAAAAAGACATACTGACCCCATCTACAAACTAATCTCTAATTTCAGAACGGCAATTTATATTGTCTTAAAAGAAAATAAGTTAGACAAATACACTAACTATTTCAATATGGTTGGATATTCTGCTGAACAACTAAAAGAACATTTAGAGAAACAATTTAATGATGGTATGAGTTGGGAGAATTATGGTGAATGGCATATTGACCATATTAAACCTATATCTTCATTTGAATTTGATAGTTCTGACGATGAACAATTCAAAGTGTGTTGGTCTTTGGATAATTTACAACCTATGTGGGGGATTGAGAATATAAAGAAGGGAAATAAGATATTATAATATTTTTATCTAATTACTGATATTTATAAGTAAAATACTTTTTATATGCAAAAGAAACTATATTTCCTAAATGAGGAAGAGAAAAATAGAATATTAAGTCTACACGAAAGTAGAACAAAAAGTCAATATTTGTTGAGTGAGGCTATTGATAGAAAAACTTTTACAAAGAAGGTGGACGATATATGTACTACAGGAACTTATGGTAAAGGTAATTTAACGGATGAAAAAATTAAAAAAGACGCTGAAGTTATGGTAAGAAACTTCACTGGTACTCGTAAAAGTAATGAAAGTCTTAAAGTTATTGCTGATAATATTAGAAAATTAAATAGTATTGGTAATTATTGTAAGGTAGCAAAAAAATACAAAGAACTTGGTGGACGAGGTTCATCTCTTACAGATTGGATGAGAACATTTGTTTTTATGGATAATGCTTGGGAACTATACATTAAACAACCTTTAGAAGAATTAATTAAAAATTCTGAAGCATTAAAAGAAAAAAGTAATCAAGATTATACCCAAGGGGTTGATGGTACACAAGCTAAAGATAATTCAAACAAAGATTATGCAGCATATGCTGATGCCGCAATAGCAAAATCGAAAGTAGGTGGTGGAACAAACCAAGTAGCAGGGGGAACAATTTTACCTCAAGTGGTTACACCTGATGTGGTGAAACAATTAAGAACTATGGGGGGATTAACTGATACTGCCGCAACATTAACACAGAAAGACATAAACGACCTATATGCCTTATTCTTTAATAATTTACCAAAAAAATAATTTTATCAATATGAAAAGATTTAATATAACTGAAAGTGATAGAAATGAAATTTTAGATTTACATAGAAAAGCTATGATAAATGAAGCTAGTACTGGGGTACAAGTACCTGTAAGTACCGCTGAATTGGTTGGTGGAAAGACTGTGGTAAATGCACCTGCAGCTCAAACAACAAATTATACGATTATACAATTACAAGATTTATTAAATCAGAGAGGTTATAATCTTGGTAAAGCAGATGGATACTTAGGTAAAAATAGTTTGGCTCAAATACAAGCAGCTTTGACTGCAGCTAAAACATCTCAAGCAAATCTTGCTCAACAACAAGCGGCGCAAGCTGTTACAACAACTACTACAACCGTATCACCAGTCGCAGGTCTACCAGTACCTCCGGCACAACAATCGAATGAACCTGAAATTAAGATACCGAAACCATTTGTAAGTGGACAAGTAACTGATAAGTTTGGGACAAATCCATTCCAATTAAAATAATTAATCAGTAATTTCTGATTTACTTAGTATTCTAATTGATTTGGATATTACCTCTGATTCACCAAGTGAATAAACACCACTATGATATGCGTGTTTAATTGCTTGTACTAATAGATATATTGCTTGTTCTTTATCCATTACATCCAATATTGTTTGTAAATGGTCTTCAGTTAATAGTGGGACTGAATTAAATAGTTTTCCGTATATTTTTTCTTCTTCCATAGATATTTATAGTTAAATTATATTTCATAATGATACGACAAATTGTTGAGAAAATCAAACAAGAATTATTAAAAGAAGCAACCTCGGATGCTTCAGGTTCAAGAGGTTCTTATGTTATGCCACTTCGACCAGGAAAAAGGATTTTTAGTAAATCTGAGTTGGGTCCTTTTACAGATACTGTGTCAAAATATTTTAGTCAACAGTTAGCTACAGATAGTTATGATGGTGAAATGGATACACCAAAGAAAGATATTAATAAAATGGAATCTAAAGCAAAAAAGTTATCAATATACCTAAAAAATCATCCAATCAGAAATGATGACGATGGTGATGTTATAAATCCCTTTCCTGGGCACGAAGTTGAAAGACCACCGATGGAGGAAACATTACAACCATACACTAAAAAGGTAAATGAGGCAACATATGGTTATGGGGGAGAATATAATGGCCCTTTGGAAATTGGTATGAAAAAATGGAAGAACAAGTCACTTAAACCCTTTTCAGAATTTGTAGATTCAGATGTAAATCGTAATAAGTTAAAAAGCACCTTAAAAAACAATATAAAAAGAGTTGTTGGTAAATGGGAAGTGGAGAGTAAAGATATGGATATGGAAATCCACGATGTTCATACAATAAATGAATGGGAATTTGAGGAGGCACCAATATTAACCGAGGATTTGGCCGTGTGGTTTGGTACAAAAAAGAAACCCAAGGGGTCATCACAACCAAAAGGACCTTGGGTTAATATATGTAGAAAGGTTGATGGTAAACATCCCCCTTGTGGAAGAAGTGAAGCTGATACAAAGGGATATCCCAAATGTAGAGCAGTTGGTGTTGCGGGTAAGATGAGTGATTCACAGAAGCAAGCAGCATGTGCACAGAAACGTAGGGCTGAAAAAAAAGACCCAAAGGTTGGTACTGGTAACAAACCTACAATGACATCTTACAAACCAAAGAAAAAATAATTATTTAGAAGGGGTTAAATCAGTAATAGATTTAACCTTTTTTATTATGTTTTCCAAAGAGTGCTCAATTTGAGACATAATTTGGTCTTCATATTC